ACGACCCTCCTTTTTTTTATTCACATAAATTCATATGTCCTATCCTACTTATGCTGTGTCCACAGAACTGGATGCTGTTAATCAAATATTAAGCTCAGTGGGACAGGCTCCTGTCACCACACTAGACCTTCAAAACCCTGAAACTGCTATAGCTCTTAACACACTTAGAGAAGTCAACAAAATTGTACAATCAGATGGATGGTCTTTTAACACAGAGAAACATTATGAGTTACAGGCAGACTCAGTAACTTTTAAAATAGCCTACCCTACTAATGCCTTAGCCATAGATACACATACAGATCAGTATTATGATGATTATGATCCTGTTAGACGTGACGGATATTTATATGATAAACATGAACACACCTTTGAATGGAAAGATGGTTCAGATCCACGTAAATTAGTTTGTGATATTATATGGTATTGGGAATTTAGTGAGATACCACCTGCTGTACAAGCATATATAACTGCAAGAGCAGCTCGCTTATGTGCTATAAGAATGATCGGCGATCAAACTTTATACGCATTATTAGAGAAAAGTGAAATTGAATCTAGAGCTGCTGCTTTAGAACATGAAACACAGCAAGGTGATTACTCTATCTTCGGTTGGAAGGATAAAGAGAATTACCATAATAGTTATCAACCTTTCCATGCATTGCAAAGATGACCACGATTAAACAAAATATTCCTACATTTTTAAATGGAATATCACAACAACCAGATAAGAAAAAAATCCCCACTCAACTAAAAGACGCTATTAATACATACCCAGACTATGCTTTGGGAATGTTAAAAAGACCTGGAGGTAAGTTTGTAAGCGACTTATATAATGCAGAAGATATTAGTACAACTATCGCTTCTTCTACTCATAACGGTACAGGACATGCAAGCCGGACTGTAAATAGATATGTGTCTGTCTCTGCTACTGGTGGTAGTGGTTCTGGTGCAACGTTTAACATACATGCTATTGCTGTAGGAGAAGTCAACACATTCACACACAACGGTGTGTCTGCTACAAACCGTACTGCAGGTACATATTATATAGCAAACGCTGGTGGTAGTGCATCTGGTACTGGCGCTGATTTTAAAGTTGTCGTTGATGCAGATGGAAGGCCTAACGTCTTGCTTGATGTTAGAACAAGTAAAACAGGTGGTGCTGGTTATGCTGCTGCTGAAACAATAACTATTGCAGACTCATCCCTTGGTAATGGAGGTGCAGCTGCTCTTGTTATAACAGTTGCAACGGTACATGCTGCGGTTGGTTTGAGTGTTTCTCTTTCCTCAGGTGGTAAAGGTTATTTAGTCGGAGATGAGTTGACTGTTGCTGACGCAGGATTAGGTGGAGGAGGCGCTCCAAATATTACAATTACAGTTGCTACAACTGGAACGTATGGTAAGTGGTTTTCTATACTTAGAAGTGCAGATGAAAAATATGTAGGACAGTATGCAGATGACACTTTTCGTATATGGAGTTTGATAGACGGTAATCCTAGAAAAGTAGATATGGGAGATTCTACAGGTGTCCCAGGTGCATGTAATCTTACTAATTTACAAACTGATTTAACAGCGTATAATACTGCAATAGCAGATACAGCAAGTAAACTGACAACATTGAATACATCTCAATCTGCCTTTACTGAATCGAATGATGGTCAAAGTGATACTAAGTCTCAAACATGGTTAACTGCCCAAAGTTATGATGAGAACCTTGGTACAACAGATGAGGTGTTAACTACAGGTATTTTACAACAGTCTGCTGACGATGCTTATACAGTTAAAAAGGATGGTAACGTTGTTAGTACATCAGACAATGTAATAACATCACCTGTTTATAAGTTAGAACAAACTGAAAATGGTGATGGATACTCCTCAGCTATTGGTAAAGGACCAGCTAATCTACTACACATTGCTGCAGCTGGATCTGGTTATAGTGCAGTTGCTGCTGCTACAACGTCTGGAGGATCGGGTAGTGGATTAACGTTAACTACTACTGTTTCTGCCGGAGCTCTTGCTACAGCAACAATTAATGCTATTGGTCAGGGATATAGAGTCGGAGACCTTTTAACTGTAGCAGGAGGTACTTCAGGACAAGTAAGAATTGATAAAGTATTACCTGGTTCTGTTTATAAATTAGCAGTAACAGTAGCTGGTAGTGGGTATACTGCTGCTGCAGCTAATGCTACAACAGGCGGTGGTACTGGTTTAACAGTTACTACAACTGTAGTAGCTGGTGCTATTACAGCAGCTGTTGTTAATGCACCTGGAAATAATTATGATATTGATGACGAAATAACTGTCTCAGGAGGAGGTGGTAATGCTAGACTCAGAGTAGTACAGTTAGGTAACGCTACTACATCTGATGCTAATGGTACAGAATTAGTACTCAACGTTACTTCAAATTCTACTGGTAGTCTTGCGGATTTAGTAACTCCTGCTGACACTAATGAGGTAGCAACGTTTACCCATAACGGTGTAGCTGATGCTAATAGAAAACGTGGAGAATATACAGACATATCTGGTACATCAAGTAAAGTAGGTACTGGAGCATTGTTTGATATTTCTGTAGGTTTAGACGGGATACCAACCATTACTCTGGTGAGAGGTGGTACTGCTTATTATGCAGGCGAAACAATTACAATTGCAGATTCTTCCATAGGTAATGGAGGAGGTGCATCTATTGTAATTACTATAGGTACTACTAAAATTGTCAGATCAGGTGGTGGTAATACATCGACAACTGGTTATAAAGTAGATGAAATTGTTACAGTAGTCGGACCGGCAGCTGTCAAAACGTTCGGTGCTATAACAACTGGTGGTACAGGATATACAAACGGTACTGCTGTAGGAACATCAGTCTCTCCTGCTGGAGGGTCCGGTTTAACAGTTAACACTACAGTTAATGTAGGAATACCTCAGACGATTACACATACATCTGGTGGCACAGGTTACGCTGCAGGATCAGGGATCAACACAACCGGTGGCACAGGATCTGGTTTGAGACTTAATTTTTCAGTAACTGGTGGTGTAGTACAAGCAACCCCTGCTATCCATACAGCTGGTACTGGGTATACAGTTGGTGACGTAGTAACCATTACAAATGCAAATGCAACAGGTGCTAAAACTCTTGGACCTATTACCACTCCAGGTACTGGGTACGCTGATGGAACTGGTATTGCTACATCAGGAGGAAGTGGATCAGGGTTAACTGTTAACCTTACAACTACTGCTGGAGTTGTTACTGGAGTTGCTATTAATAATGACGGACTTAATTATACTGCGAGTGATACTGTTACAATTACTAACGCCAATGCAAGTGGTGTAAAAGCTCTTAGCTCTTTATCTACTGGAGGTACTGGGTACTCAGACGGGTCTGGAGTAGCTACAACTTCTAGTGGTTCAGGGTCTGGATTAACTGTTGATATTGTAACAACTGGTGGTGTTATCACAAGCGCCACGATTAATAATGATGGACTTAATTACGCTGTAGATGAAGTAATTACTATTTCAACTGGCGGCGGTAATGCTCAACTAACAGTCACTGCTATTCATGGTAATGGGTGTACGATACCGATTTCTGAACTACACGGTAATGGTGCAACAGCAACTATTGCTACTGTCCAAGGTCCGATAACAGGTGTTACTGTTAATAACCCTGGTGATACTTATACAGTTGGTGATGTGATTACAATTAGTGGAGGAGGTGGTAACGCCCAACTACCTGTTGCTACTATAGATTCTGCGAAGTATAAAGTAACAGAGTTGACTTGGCAGAAAGGTCAAGATAGAACTTCTGAACACCCAACACTAGCATCGAATGGTTTTAAATTATATGATCTGATAGAAGTCGCTGCTCCTAGTCACACTGATGCAGCGTTAACCACAACCACAACTGCAATGGGTACTGCCCAAACTAATTATAATAATGCTGTAACTGCTGAAGCTACTGCTAAAGGTAATTATGACTCAGAAGTCACTGCATGTGTTATACCTGGTTTACCAGATGACGGATACTTACGTGGAGCAACTGCAGATGATATTGAACTGGTAACACTGAATGATAATACGTATGTATTGAATAAAAATAAAACAGTTTCTTTTACTGATGATGTAACAGATCCCGCTTCGACTGATGCATTTGTTGTTGTAGCTATATCATCTTATAACTCTAAATATGAAATCAAGTTAAATGGAGTTACGATTGACTATACGACAGCACAAGATTCTAGTGCAGGCGATGCTGATGCTACTGTTATTGTATCTAATTTAGTTACTGCTATTAACAGTGCAGGTGGAGCTGCTGCTAGTTGTGTAGCGACTGCAGTAGGTGCGGGTATACACATAACACTTGTAACTTCAATTACATCTAGTGGTGGTCCTCAATCTAATGCTATATATTGTTTCACTAATCAACTATCAGATTCAAGTCTTCTACCGTTAGAGTGTGTACATAAGTATAAAGTAAAAGTAATTAATAGTATTAATATTGATGCTGATGATTGCTGGTTTGAGTTCTCATCATCAGCTACTGATTATTCATCAGGTGCTGGTGCGTGGGTTGAATCTAATGAACCTGCTATTCAATATAAGATTGATCCAGCAACAATGCCTCATTTAATAACTCGTGAAACTGACGGTTCGTTTAAATACCAGTCTATTGCATGGGAAAATAGAGATGTAGGTGATTCAGTAACTAATGAAAAACCTTCATTTATAGGTACTACGATAAGAAACATGTTCTTCTTTAGAAACCGTTTTGGATTCTTAAGCGGATCGAATGTTATATTAAGTAAAGCAGGATCATTCTATGATTTTTGGGGAACATCTGCTCAAGTTTCTGCGGATGACGATCCTATAGATATATCAGCATCTTCAACTAAACCTGTATTTCTTAATTATGTTAAGACTACAAGTGCTGGTTTGGTTATGTTTAGTGATACTGAACAATTCCTATTATCAACTGACTCAGATATTTTGAGTCCTGAGTCTTCTAAAGTTAATACACTGTCTGACTACGAATGTGATACAGATATACCTGCTTTAAATTTAGGTACATCTTTAGCGTTTGTGTCTAAGACACCTCTGTACGCAAGGTTATTTGAAATTGCTAATATAAGTACTACTGATCCTCCTACTGCATTTAATACTACAGGGATTGTACCTGAATTAGTACCATCTACTATAGATAATGTAACAGGTTCACCAGGTATGAGTATGATATCTCTAGGTACAGTCGGTTCAACGACTTTGTATCAGTATCGGTTCTACCAAACTGCTGAGAAAAGGATAGCTTCTACATGGTATAAGTGGGATTTAACAGGTAATCTTATTGATCAATTCTTTGATAAGAGTACTTTCTACGCTGTTATAAGTGACGGTACAAATATATCGGTTGTATCTTTTGACCTTAGACAGGCTAGTGAAGAAGGATTCCTTACCCTACCTACTGGTGAAAAGACTGACGTATGTATGGATATGTATAATATCAATCCATATAGAGTCTATGATGAACCTACAGAAAAGACTAAAGTCTATCTACCATTTACACATCATACAGGTAAAACATTAGCTGTTGTTGCGTTAGGTGGTTATATTGGAGGTACCCTTGGTGCAACTGAAGCGTCCGTTGGTGCTATCCTATACCCTTCTGTGATCGGTTCAGCGCCTAATGAGTATGTAGAAATTGATGGAGATTATAGAGGTAAAAACCTTATTATTGGATATACTTATACTATGACAGTTGATTTACCTAAACTATATTATCAACGTGGTGGAGAGGAACAAGGAAAGGGTGATTATACATCTGATTTAATTATACATAGAATCAAAGTGTCAACAGGACTTAGTGGTCCGATAAAATATAACATTAATCTAATTGGTATCCCAGATAGATCTCAGACAATTAGTGCTATAAAACCGTATACTTATACAGCCAATGACGTTGCTATGGCTGCTGAAGGTGTACATGAAGTACCTGTTTTCCAACGTAATGAAAATATATCATTTAGTATAGTAGGTGATACGCCATTACCAGTAAGTCTTTTAGGCATGACTTGGGAAGGTAAGTATAATAACAAATTCTACAGTCGTGTATAAAGGAGGTAATTAATTATGGCAGGTGGTCTAATAACAGGTGCTGTTGTTGGTGGGTTAGGAATGTTAGGCAGTTTATTCGGAAAGAGTGAAGCCAAACAATCCCAAAAACGTGAAGCTGATAGACAATATCAGTTACAACAACAACAGATTGCTAACCAAGCTGCTCAACAAGCATATGCTCAGGAATATCAGGCTATAATGACTGGTATTGAAAATGAGTATATCAGAGAGGAATTTGGAGTTAAGCTCGATCTTTATGATGATCAGTTACAGATCAATCGTGACGCTGCGAATAGCTCTTACTCAGCTGAGAAGTTCCAACACATTGAAAGAATGCAACAAGCTGCTTTAAACAGACAGAAAATGTTTAAAGAGTTAGTACAGGTACAAGGTTCACAACGAGCACGTGGAGGTATGAATGTTAATAAATCTAGAGAAAGATCTGATTTAATTAATTCACTTGGGGAATTTGGTCGAGACCAAGCTGAATTTGATAAAACTCTTGATAGTGCTAGATCAGCACTTAATCAAAGATTGGGTGGTATTAAAGGTCAACATGCAAATGCTGATTATCAAGCTTGGACGAAGATCGCTATTACTCCAAAGTTGAAACTACCTGGAATGGGTAGTCCTGAT